CGACGTGCTCACGCGTGAAGAAGTTGCGATGGCAGACAGCGCACTTGCGATGCCGGCGCTTGTAGTCGATCATCTCATTATCATCGCCGGTGGCCGTGCCGATCACACGCGTCCGCAGAGAGTTGCAATGTGGGCAGCGGATCATGGCAGCCGCCAGATCGAATAGGATCCTCGTCCTGCGCCTTTGTGTTCCTTCACCACCTTCAGCTGGGACGCGGCGCGATAGAGCTGGGCGCGGGAGAACTCGACGTCTTCCGCATCCTTGAACAGGTTGAACGTTTTCTGTGGCTTCTCGAGTTTCGCGCTGAGCCAGCGGCGGACCTTGTCAGCCTCGTTCGGCGATACGGCGGGCGCGAGATATTCCGGCTCTTCGCCTTCCTCGATCTCGTCGGCGATCGTTTCCCCGAAACCCCACTTCCTGTGGTGCTCGTCGAGTTTGTCGATCAGGCCGGACAGCGCCGATCGAAACACCGGCAGCATGGACAGCGCCGGACGCGTCTCGTCCTTCAACCAGCGTTCCATCGTCGGTCGACTGCATGACATGCGACGACACAATTCTGGGAAATCGTAGAATAATGATAGTCTTGCCAGAAAGTAGCGGGTCTGGCGCCGTGACATCGATGGCATGATTTTTGTCCTCTGAGTTGACGGTAATTTTTGGACATTACCAACATTTGCGAGCTCAGACAACACGGCGCACTCTGCGAAGTGTGAGCTTGCAAATATTAGAGTGTTGTCAAATCGATGCGCATGTCGGAGCAGTATTAAGCGAGCGCAAACCGGTAAATCAGCGGTGTTCGCCGATGCCGTCATATACACCCCCCGTGATATGAGAGAACACTAACGTTCATTACACGGTTATATATAATATATATATCAAGAAGAGAGTGTATCATATGCGTATGCGCGCGAGCGTGCGCGTGAGCCAACAAAAAGCGCTCCCGGAGGAGCGCCTATTAATGTCGATCGCCGTTGATTATTTGGCGCGTGCCTTGAGGAATGCGCGGATTGCTTCAGGCGTGCGGGTGACGTTGTGCTTGCGCAGCAGTGCACGTCCGATCTTGCCGGTGATGCCGAATTCCTCGAGAACCTTCGCGGCGCTGAAACCTGCAGCCGGCTTCCCCTTGGAAGGCTTCATGCCCTTGACAGCCTTCTCGATGATCTTGTCGGCCTTCTTGATTTTGGCGACGACTTCCTTCTCGGTCGTCGCGGACGGCGACGGCGACTCGGCTTCGAGCTTGGCAAGCGCCGCGTCCTTCGCAGCGTTCTCCGTGCGAGCGGCCTTGAGTGCTGCCGACTTCTCAGGATTGGCAGTGCCGCGATTGGTCGTGTCGTCGCCGATCGGGTCCTTGATGTCAAGTGTGGCAGTCGTGTCGGCAGTGCCGGCGTGAACGATCGTCTTCGGCGCTTCCTTGTTCAGTGCGTCGATCAGCGCATTGCGGCCGAGCTTCAGCACCTTGAGCGGTGCCTTGCCGTTGGCGGCGCGGAAGAGGTTGAGCTGGTCGAAGAGCTGGGCGTTGGTGAGGGTGGTGTTCATGTCGTCGGTTCCTTCGTCGGCGTCATTGCCGTGATCTGAATATGGCATGGCCGACGAAGGATGACAATGGCACCTAAAGAAATGGCGATGCCATGGTTAAGAATTTAGAAACTCGTCGCGGATGCGTTTGATCGCCACGGCGGCGAGGTATTGCCGAATGTGAGGATTTGCCGCTCCTATCATAGCGCAGGCGATGTTGAGGCCGATCAACACGACAATCGGCACGCTGACATCATCGGCGACGAAACCGTCGGCCCTGAGCCGATTGTCAATCAACGCCATGGCCTCAGCGCCAACCTCGTTGGTGTACTCGATCAAGTGTGGCGTCATCGCGTCCTCGGTCATTCCGGCAGCTCCTTCACTTCGGGCTCGTCGGCGTCGAGGCAGATGATGGCGCCGTCTTCGGTGCACCAGCCGAGAACGCGCTCACGATCGACGAGTTGGGGGTTGGGCCAGCCTTGCGTGCCGATGACGCATGGCCGGCAGATATGCCACTTGCCGTTGTGGCGAACGAGGTGCTCGGTCATCGTCCACCCTCCGCGCGATACGTGCTCTCACCTTTCAGCCAGCCGATATGACGTGAGAGCGCGCGAGGCCCAGGTAGCTCATCGGGCAGAATGCCCTCTTGACGTTCGACTGCCGTCATGAAGCCGCGATCGAAAAGCTCCTGGACGTAGAGATCCCATTTGGCGCCGGCGACTGTGCCGGGATCTCCTCCCCGCCATCTGCGTGCCTCAGCGAGCAGCTCGGCATAGGTGAAGAATTTCGGCTCGACCGTCGGCCAGCCGTTCGCGTTGCGTGGAATGCTCATTTGCGTAGCTCCTTCACTTTCTTGATGATCTTCGATTTGATCGCGTCGGCATCGGCTTTGGTGAATTCCCAGCGACCGTGATCAGGCTTCGGTGTGCCGAGCTTGCGCAGCGCGTTGCGTGCTTCCTTGGGATCGATGTCAGTGTCGCTGAGAAGATCCGGTAACGAGATAAGACCTGACGGCTTCGGCGCACGCTCGGCTTTGGGTGCCTTGGGCTCGCGCTTCACCTTTTCCGGTTTCTCGCTGCGCTCTTCGCGTGCTGCCGTCTTGGGCGCGTCGTCAATGTAGGACGGCTCTGCGGCGACGAACATCGACTGACCGATGCGCATGTGATCGGCGCTGAGTGACCACATGCGTTCCTTCGTCGAGAACTCATGCTCCATGACCTCGCTCAGGCCGTCGGGCGCGGCGTCGGTGGTGACTGTCACCTTGTCATTGATGCGGATCGTGTTGTCATCGATCCACTTGACGCTGCGATCGGAGATGAGGAAATCGACGGCGCGTCGTGCGGCGTAGATAGCGGCGAAATTCCAGATGTAGGAACGACCGTCTTCAGTCTTGATCGTCAGATTGATCACAGGCGGGCGGCGAGGCGATGAGGGGATTGGGTCCACTTCTTTGGTTTCCTTGATGAGGTCGGTGATGCGGGACATGATGTAAGCGCTCCTTAAACGCAGGTGAGATGCGGACCATAGACCACGTCTGCGGGCGTCGTCAATAGCGTCCGCATTGGTATGTGAGGGAATTGCGAGACGCGGAAACGTCCTTGGTGAAAAGGTGTGCAGCTCGCCTGTGAGATCGAAGTAGCGACGACTGACGTGGATCAGGGTTTCCCAGGCTTCGAGCGCTGCTTTTTCAGAATTCGGCGAATGGGCTCTAGGCTGGGATCGTCGCTTGACCACTGGTAGCGTCCTTTGTTTGTGGGGATCGAATGCGCGCGTAGAATTTGGCGCAGCCGGTACGGGTCCAGGTCAAACTCCCTGGCGAGGTGCTTGAGCACGATTGCTTTCATGTGGAGGCCCTCCATTGGCCGCTGCGACTATAGGCACAGTCTTCAGAGTTTGACAATCGAGAGTCTAGAGTTATAGTTAATGCTATCGTTAGGAGAAGAGTGGCATGGAACCTCAAGAGATTGCTTCGTTGTGCAGGATGTCGTCGGCGATGATGGGAGATGGCAGGATCGGGCCGGGGCTGGCGCAAGTGAACATGGACACGATGTTCGTAAGAGACGGGGATTTCTTTTATGACCTGGCGGTCGAGATGGCGGGGGAGTTGGGTGATGTCTACTCGCACTATCATGAGCTGCGCAGGGGCAACGAAGCGTCGAATGATGAGGAGGCGACGAAGCGGCGGATGAGGAGCGAAGCGGTGAAAATAGCGTCGGAACTGGTCGACGTGATGCGGCATATCGAGCGAGGGTGGCCTGAAAGGTGGCAAACATTCCAAATGATGATTAGAAAACAAACACTTAACAAGATAGTGCGCAAGCGGAAGGATCGAGCGGCGAGCGTGCTGCGCTCGGATGTTGAGTGGTGCGCGAGGGCTATCGAACGGCATCTGGGAGTGGAGAAACTCGATCGACTGTTGACAATACGGGCTGATTTGGCCTAGCACATGGCACACTGCCATAGGCGTGCCTGACAGGTGGCAAGAGATCAATTCTTGTCTGAGAAGGCGATTTGGGACCTGATCTTTACAGACAGCGATTGATCGGGAAACTCCGCCAGACCTCCCTCAAGGGCTACGAATTGGAGATCACACTATGCCCCGTCGATCGCGGCTCGTGAAAGAACGAGCGAAGCGCTTGGCTGCCGATATCGAGAAGGAACCTCGTACTGAGCAGAAGCGCAATGGCCGGCCACTGAAGAATGCCTTCGTCGGGCACGTCCGCGATATCGCGCGTGCCTATACCGAGGTGTCCATGGCCGAGCTGATCAAGTTGGCCACGAAGTCGAAGTCGGAGAACATGCGGCTGCTCGCAGCGACGAGTATTCTCGAGCGCGGCTGGGGTAAACCGGCACAGGCTCATGTGGGCGGAGATGAGAATGACAATCCGATCCGTCACGTTCACGAAGTCAAGCGGACAATCGTGGACCCGAAGAAACGGGAAGACTGAGCGTCCTGTAAAAGACGTCCGTCGCACGGCTGAAACTAAGATGACGATGAGTGAGCCGGCGGAAGGCGTGCTGCCGGAAGTGAAGCCGCTCGGCCTGATGCGTGTGGTCAGCCGTTCCGACAATCAGAGCGATCCCGAGACGCAAGGCATTTCGCTTGACATCGCTACGCCTCGTATCTTCGTTCCGCTGCTCGGCTTCCGTCGCTACAAAGGCGCCAAAGGAGGACGAGGTGGAGCGAAGTCGCACTTCTTCGCTGAGCAGGTCGTCGAGAACTGCGTGACGCGTCATACGCGGCAGGCGTGCCTGCGTGAGGTGCAGAATTCGATCAAGGACTCGGTCAAGCAGTTGATCGAAGACAAGATCGCCAAGCACAACGTCGCGCACCTGTTCGATATCACGGATCAGGAGATCGTATGTCGATCGACTGACTCGCTGATCATCTTCAGGGGTTTGCGGAAACAGACGGCGGCGTCGATCAAGTCGCTCGAAGGATTTACCGACGCCTGGTATGAGGAAGCACAGACTCTCTCGCAGCGTTCGCTTGATACGGCGCTGCCGACATTCCGCACGAACTCGCAGCAGTCGTTTAGCTGGAACCCGTATTTGCCGACTGATCCGGTGGATGCGATGTTTGAGCAGAACTATTTCCAGGACGGAGATCCTGACTTCGTCTGTGTGGAGACGAATTACTGGGACAATCCTTACTTCCCCGAGGAGCTCTATCGCGACATGTTGCGCGATCGTAAGCGAGACCCGGAGAAGTACGATCACGTCTGGGCCGGCGGGTATGTGAAGAACGCTGAGGCTCGCGTGTTCAAGAACTGGACGGTTGAGCCGTTCGAGACGCCCATTAGAGGCATAGAGTTCCTGCAAGGTGCTGACTGGGGCTTCTCCGTTGATCCGACTGTGCTGGTTAGGTGTTGGGTTGGACGCTGGGAAGGCGGCAAGGCGATACCTGATCCTAAAGGCCGATGCCTGTTCATCGACCATGAGGTCTATCAGGTTGGCGTCGAGCTCGATCATACGCCTAAGCTGTTTGATCAGCTCGTGCGCGATGTCAACGGACGTCTCTTGCATCCGAACTTCGCTCGCGATTGGCCGATCATCGCCGACTCGAGCAATCCTCAGGCGATATCATACCTGAGGCGGCACGGGTATCCGTTGATCAAGGCAGCGGTGAAAGGGCCGAACTCGATCAAGGAAGGTGTGGCGTTCCTGCAGTCGTATGACATCTATGTTCATCCGCGCTGCATTCACGTCCGCGACGAGCTCACGCACTTCAGCTACAAGATCGATCCGCACACTCAGCAGGTGCTCCCGATCCTGAGTGAAAAGAAGAACCACGTCATCGACTCCTTGCGCTATGCCGTTGAACGGCTGCGCAGGCCTACGGCGAAGACGATATTCAGCAGCTATTGAGGGTTTCTCCCATGGCCACTCCTACAATGCCTGACAAGCCGTCATCCGACTACGACTTGATGCGCCCGTATTGGCGGAAAGTCCAGGCGGTGACGGAGGGTCTCGAGGCGATGCGTGCCGGCGGTACTGAGTTCCTGCCCAAGTTCGAGAGCGAGGACCAGGCACAGTATGATGCCCGTGTGGCGAATGCTCGCTTCACCAACATCTACTCTGATATCGTGGAGAACCTCGCCGATCGTCCTTTCGCCAAAGAGGTCTCGATCACGGCTGGCAGCGAGACGGTGAAGAAGCTGGCGGAGGACATCGATGGGCAAGGAAACAACCTGCACAACTTCCTCCACACGTATTTCCGCAACGCGATCGACTACTCGGTCGACTGGATCTACGTCGACTACACTCGTGTCAATCCTGAGACGACTGATGCCAGCGGGCAGGTTCGTCGCAAGAGCGTTGCCGAAGAGAGAGCGTCGGGTGCTCGCCCCTATTGGGTTCGCGTGCCGGCGCTTGAGATGATCGCCGTCTACTCGGCTGTCATCAACGGCAATGAGGATTTTGTGCACTGCCGTATGCTCGAGCGCAGAAAAATCCGCGCCGGCTGGGATGAAGTAGAAGTCGTGCAGGTGCGAGAGCTCAATCGCGAACCGATCTTTGACGCGGACGGCAACATCATCATGTGGGGCAATGCGACGTTCCGCGTCTGGGAGCAGAAAGATCAGCGTATCGAGCAAGGCCGCCGACACGTCACGAAGAAGAACGTGTGGACGATCGTTGACGAGGGAGACCTCGCTATCGGCGTGATCCCGATCGTGCCTCTCGTCATCGGCGAGCGCAAAGGCACGACATGGCAGATCATTCCTGCGATGAAGTCGTGCCTCGACCTGCAGCTTGAGTACTACGAGGACGAGAACGGCCTCAAGAACATCAAGAAGCTGACCGCGTATCCGATGCTGACTGCCTCTGGCGTCGAGCCTGAGCGTGATGACAAGGGCGGCATCAAGAGAGCCCCCGTCGGCCCGCGAGCGACGTTGTATGCGCCGCCAGGTGAAGGTGGACCCGGCAATTGGTCGTTCATCGAACCGGCAGGATCCTCGTTGACGTTCCTTCGTGGCGAACTCGACTCGATGGAGGATCATCTGCGTGAACTGGGCAGGCAGCCGCTCACCGCGCAGTCGGGCAACATCACGTCGATCACTGCAGGCAGCGCAGCGACCAAAGGCAACTCGGCAATTCAACGCTGGGCGCTCGCGTGTAAGGACGCTGCCGAGAACGCGATGTTCTACACGGCGCTCTGGTTGAAGGAGACTCTCGAGCCGACTGTTCAGGTGTTCACTGACTTCGCTCTCGACGGCGCAGGCGAGGCCGGCATGACTGACCTCCTGAAGATGCGTGCCGATGGTGATCTCTCGCAGGAAACGTTGTGGGACGAGGCCAAGCGCCGCAAGGTGCTGTCCGATGAGTTCGATCCTAAGAAGGAAGTGACGCGTCTTGAAGACGAGATGCCGAGCGATGACGAACTCAACGCATCGTTGCTGCCGGGTCAGATCGATCCTCGCACCGGCCGGCCATTCGAGCCGGAGGAGGACGAGGAGGAAACTACCTCGCCTGATCCCGATGAAGAATGAACCTTCGCCTGAGGTCAAGGCAATCCTGAAATCATTCGTCGCCGTGCAGAAAGAGAAGTACGGCGATGACTGGAAAAAGAAGTTGGCATCGGAGATGGCCGCCAAGACAGCGCCAGTCGTCCATGCGTTGCTCAGCATGAGGAAAAAGTGATGGACCGCAGTGTGTGGGTTGGATTTGACCCGAGGGAAGTCGACGGATATGCCGTCACGCGGCACTCGATCGACGAGTATCTGATCGAGCCCATTCCTGTCTACCCGTTGATCTTGAAAGACCTGCAGGACAGCGGCGTCTACACGCGTGAGACGATCAGGCAGGACGGCCTGCTCTATGACGTTGTGTCAGAACACCCGATGGCGACTGAGTTCGCTATCTCGCGCTTCCTGATCCCGCATCTCGTCAAGGATCGTCCTTGGGCGAAAGGCGATCGCTGGGCGCTCTTCATGGACAGCGACATGCTCGTCCGTCAGGATTTGAAACGCCTCTTCGACCTGAGCCGCAATCAGTATGCGGTCATGGTCGTGAAGCACAACTTCAATCCTCCTGAGGGAACGAAGATGGACGGCCAGGTGCAATCGCAGTATGCGCGCAAGAACTGGTCGAGCGTGCTGCTCTTCAACGTCGATCATCCGAGCAACGCCGTTCTGACGCCCGAATATGTTAACAGCCTGCCCGGGCGTGACCTGCATCGCTTCTGCTGGCTGAAAGATGAAGAGATCGGCGAGCTGCCGATCGAATGGAACTATCTCGTCGGCCATCACACGGCTGATCAGTGTGGAGACCCCTCGATCGTGCACTTCACCGACGGCATCCCGTCCATGAAGGGCTACGAGAACGCGGAGCATGCAGACGAATGGACAGCGACACTCCACGACTGGGCACGCCGACGATAGTTTACGGGCCTTACGAGGCGATCGCTCGGGGACCTTATCAGCTACTCAGTTTGACGCGTCGGCGCTGCGCATTCGATCGTGTGCTCGTGCCCCTTGACTACAGGAAGCACCAACCAATCTACTACGAGGAAGTGTGATGAGTTTCCTGGCGGTCACTACCTTCAACGGCGCGGGTCTGCAGCAGTATGGCGAACGCATGATGCGATCGTGGCAGCAACATTGGTCCGTGCCTTTGCGCATCTACTCCGAAGGTTGGAAGAAACCCGAATGGGCAGAGGCGTTCAACGTGTTGCCGATCGAGAGTAGCGGCTGGCTCGCCGCGTTCAAGGTTCGTCATGCCTCACTTCCGACGGCTGACTACCGAATGGACGCGGTGCGCTTCTGTCACAAGATCGCGGCGTTGCTCGAGGCCGATCGGCATATGACGGCGCGCTACCTGATCTGGGTTGACGGCGACACGTTCACGCATACGCCCGTGCCGATGACCGAGGTTGAGCGATGGACGCCAAAGAACGGCGACTGGATCGCGTGGCTGGATCGCCGCAAGGTTTATCCGGAATGCGGCTTCTACATCATCGATCGCGAGCATCCGCGTCACGTCGAGATGATGGGACGCCTCTATGAGATGTATGCCGACGACCGGCTGTTCCAGGAGAGCGAATGGCACGACTCCTACGTTCTGCAGCAGTGCGTTCTGCAGGCCGGCGTCGGCGCTACGTCGCTGTCAGGCCCGATCGGCTGGCGAACGGCGCACCCGTTCATCAACGGCCCGCTGGGTGCCTACATGGATCACATGAAGGGCAAGCGCAAAAGAAAAGGCCGATCGCACGCGACCGACCTTCAAGTGCGGAGGAAGGAAAAATACTGGGCTTAGTCGTTGAAATGATCGGCGACGTGCTCGACGTAACGCGCGACGGGCAGCTCATTGATGTAGCAGACGTATACGCTGTCAATCTCGCGCATGTCGTCGGCTATGAAATAGACGTATCCGTCGCCTTTCACGCAATCGACGGCGAAGCCGGCTTTGCGAAGAGCGCGGGTGACTTGTTTGGCTGAGCGGGCGTTCATGCCTCCACCCAGCAGTCACGAGCCTCAACGATCGTTTCAGTTTGGCCGCCGATGTAGCCGCCGTCGAAGCCGTATTCGTTGCGGAGCGTCAGGCGATTGCCGTTGATCGCGACAACTTCGCCGGACTGCTCGATGTCGGACTTGAAGCAGACGTAGCTGCCGATGGTGATTGTGTGGCCGTCGATTTGGAGAGACATTGTTTCGTTCCTTCGTTTCGATGACTCACACTACCATAGACGCTATGGGGCGTCAGGCGACAACCCGCATAGCGTTAAGGGATTATGAATGGAACTTGCGCGACCAGGCGTCGTATGTGAACCACACGGTCAGGATCACAGGAACGCCGCCGATCACGTAAGGCGCGATGCGGACGACGGTGTGCGCCCACTCAATCGACTGCTGCAAGGTTTCGATCACGGCAGCGACTCCAGAAATACGATGCGCTCGAGAAGCTCGGTTGACGTCCACTCAGACTTGCCTGTGTGGAGTTCGAGGTAGAGCGCAGCGATGAGGGTCTGAATGTTCATGCGGTCACGGTACCATAGAGGGATTAAGAAATCATGAAGAAAATCCACGGCATCTTCCTACCCGAGACGGATACGCACTTCAATGACATGATCAGCGTCGGCGCAGACGCGGTGCACGGCAAAGGCACTTATCAGCTCAAGAAGTACCGCGCCGCGATGAAGTATGTGAAGACGCGTGACACGGCGCTTGACATCGGCGCTCACGTAGGCCTGTGGTCGCGTGTCATGTCATACGACTTCGGCAGCGTCCTCGCTTTCGAGCCGTTGCAGGTGCATCGTGATTGCTTCCATCTCAATCTCGAGGGCCGGACGAACGTCTCGATGTTTCCTTACGCTCTCAGCGATAAGGGCGAGAAGATCGGCATCCACATGCCGGAAAACAATACCGGCCATGCGCATGTCGGCAAGCCTACCGGCGTCTTCGACGAGGAGGTCCAGGCCGTGACGCTGGACAGCTTCCGCCTGCCGGCTGAGCATCGCATCGGCTTCCTGAAGGTTGACGTGGAAGGCTACGAGCTGCCGGTCATCCGCGGCGCTGAGAAGACGATACGTGAACACCATCCGGTGATCATCGTCGAGCAGAAGCCTCACGGCAATGCGGAACGATATGGCTGGGCGCAGCGTGACGCCTTGAAGCTGCTCCTGAGCTGGGGCTACCGGCAGGTGCAGGAGATCAGCGGCGATCACATTCTTGTCTGGCCGTGACATGTGGAACCTTGTCATCTGTTCCGAACGCTTGAACAAGCAGAGCATGGTGATGCAG